GATACCGACAACGATGCGTGGAAACAAATTTCTGAAAAGGCTTTGGGCGAACGACATATTTTAACCCCCAAGAAAAGTCTGTTATTAACATAAGAAAGTGAGATTAATTTATGACGAAAGCTAAAGCTCCAATTTATAAAACACAAAACCATCAACCAGAGATTCTTAATGATCTATTAGAACAAGTACAACTTTCACTTGAAGAACTCAATTTTGTGTGTAAGGCTAACTTGCCAATAAGCAAGATTCCTGGAAATATAATTGGTTATGGTATAGAGGGCAGTAAGAAATCAATAGTTTGCGATCATTTGATTTCAATAATAAAAGAAATTAAAAAAATTAAGGGTTGGTAAAAAATAAATCGGGAGGTTTCTCGTATAATATTATAGTGTTAGAGACTTGGAAAGTGTTTAAAGGAGATGTTTATGGATTTCAAAGTTGGTGAAGTCGTTAGGGTTGTAAAGTGTGATGTATGCTCTGGTGTAGTTGGCAAAATAGGTAGAATCAAGGGTTTGTCAGAAAATGGTGATGCTGTTTCTCTCAGTCTGGGGAAGGGAAGACCTCAACGCGGTCGCCCTGAATATTTTCCGGTCGGCGATCTTGCTCTAGTTACTAAGGAGGTGGAAGTTAGCAATGGCTAAAAAGAAAATCTCACAAAAACGAAAGAAATCGGCGACAGAGGACGGTTGGTTGAAGGTTAATCCAGATAGACCGTTTCCACCACCTCCAAAACCGAAGAAAAGAAAAAATAAAACAGTAACAAAAAATGTATTTAAATGTGGAATATGTAATGAACCCATTCAAGTAACCGATATTGTTCCTAATGAATTCTATTTTTGTAACAAATGTACTAGGGGATGGTTTGGAAAATTGGGAATGTGGTTTGTGGATCTTTTTGTAGTATTTAAATCGTTTATTTTGGGGAAATAAATGCCTTATATAAAAAGTGAAGATAGAAGACATTATGATGATCTTATTGTGGATTTATGTAATAGGCTTAGATTAAATAATTCAAACAATAATTCTTTATGTGGTTCTTTAAACTATATAATTTTTAAAATAGCCAAGGTAATAACAGAACCCCAATATCTTGGTGGCGAAAGATCTTATGCTCGCTTTAATGCTATCGTAGGAGCACTTGAATGTTGCAAGACAGAAATTTCTCGTCGTCTTGTTGCACCATACGAAGATCAAAAAATTGAAGAAAACGGAGATGTTTAAATGGGTGACGATACTTTAGATCCAAGAAATAGTTATGATCTTATGCTTGAAAATGATCATAAAAGACTAGAATGGCTAGAAGCCCAAAACGCCAAGAAGAATTATACCGGAAGATGTAATTTTAGATGGTCTGTTACCGGAAGAGGGTGGAGGCTTCATGAATCTACCGATGCACCCGGCTGTGAACCAACTTTTTCTACGGTTCGAGAAGCAATAGATTATGCGATGGTACAGGAACAAAAGAAGGGCGACGAATATATTGATCACGGCAAGTCTCCATATGATGCAGGTGTTGGACCACTCAAGAAAAATTAATTGAAAATAATTATAAGGGAGTTATTAAATGAATATACATTTATTTAAAGATATAAAAAGATCAGATGATAGTCATTATTGGTTTTCAGATAAACTGGAAAACAGCACAAGACTAATTAATTCAGCCTCCTCTTTCGAGGATGCATTAATAGCTATCGGAAAGGCTATAGGTATTAATAATATAAAAGTTGATAAAATTTTATATGAAGGTAAACAAATTAACAAGGAAGATTTGAGCAAATGAAAATAGTATCATTAGAAGCGGAAAATATTAAATGTCTCAAGGCTATTGAAATTAAGCCCGACGGGAATCTTGTTATTATTGGTGGAGAAAACGAGGCGGGTAAATCTAGTATTCTTGATTCAATAGAATACGCTTTGGCTGGTAGTAAACATATTCCTGATAAACCAATAAGAAACGGACAAGAAAAAGCCAGGATTGTTCTTGATCTTGGGGATATACAAGTCACAAGAACATTTACCAAAAATGGTACAAATCTTGTTGTTAAGAGCAAGGACGGGGCCACTTTTGCTACTCCACAAGACATGTTAAATAAGATAGTGGGGAATTTGTCTTTTGATCCATCCGAATTTTTTAGAATGGACAACAAGAAAAGAATTGAAACCCTTAAGAAATTGGTTGGTTTAGATTTTACAGAATTAAACAATAAATATAAAGAAGCTTTTGACAATAGGACGGATGTAAATAGGCGAGGAAAAGAATTAAAAGCACAAGCCGATGGGCTTTCTTATTATAAAGATGTGCCAGACAAGGAAGTTTCTGTTGCTGAACTTTCCAAACAATTAACGGGCGCGATTTCTCAAAATCAAAAATTAAACAACGACAAGAGATCTTTAGATAATAATCAGTCAAGGATTGTAAAAATAGACGAACAAATAAAACAATTGACGGAAGAAAAAACAAAAATAGAAAGCTATATGAAAAAAGATAAAATAATGATAAAGGATCTTAAAGAAATAGATGTATCAGAAATACAAAGCAATATAAATTCAGCAGAAGAGATTAATAAGAAAGTAAGAGCCAATAACGATAAAAAGAATTTAGAAAAAGATTTACAGGAATTAAGAGAGAAATCGGAATCATTGTCGGTTGCTTTAAGAAATATAGATGAAACCAAACAACAAATGATGGGAAAAGCCAAATTTCCAATTAAGGGCTTGTGTTTTGACGAAGATTGCGTAATATTCAACGGAGTACCTTTTGATCAAATATCTCAGGGCGCGAGAATCAAAATTTCTGTAGCGATTGGTTTGGTTCTTAATCCCAAACTTAAGATTTTGTTAATTCGTGACGCCTCTCTTCTTGACCAAAAAAATCTAGAAATGATTGCAAAAATGGCCGAAAAGATGGATGCGCAAGTGTGGCTTGAAAGAGTCGGCCACGGCAAGGAGTGTCAGATCATAATTTCTGATGGGAGTATAGTAGATAAAAATGATTAGATATATAAAGAAACTGATCGGTCGTTTTTGGTGTTATATGGACAATCATTCTACGGAATGGGCAAGTTTTGGTGACGGGAATGATTAGGAAATATAATAGAAGACTGATTATCTGTGTTGATTTAGATAAGACATTACTTTCTTATGATAAATGGAACGGTCGAGGCTCTTGGGGAGAACCACTTCCCGGCGCAAGAGAGTTTCTTATCAAACTTCATGAATTTGGTGATATTATAATCCACACCTGTCGTTGTTCACCTTCTGTTGTTGCTCCGGGGGTTGCGTCTTGGCTTTTGAGAAATGAAGTTAAAGATTATTTAAATAAAAAAGGATTAATATATGATGATATTTGGTGCCAGGAAGGTAAACCCAATGCAGATATTTTTATCGACGACAAAGGATTTAGGGTTCCAGAAAATCCCACCCCCGAAAATTATGAAGAAACATTAAAAAATGTTAAAGAAATTTTTGGAATAGGTGATTAGGAGAAGATTATGGCATTTTGGTATGGATGGTATTTGTTTTATAAAATTTTTGTTTTCGGCGTGATTGATAATAAACACAAGAAGATTGGGGGATAGAATAAAATGATATTTAAAAAGAAAATGTTCGATTGGTACTTAGCGGGTCCAATGACAGGATATCCAGAATTTAATCATCCTGCTTTTAAACTCGCCGCTCAATTATTGAGAAATAGGGGATATACGGTTTGGAGTCCGGCAGAAGAAAACGACACTCATCTTAGTTTTAATACTTGTATGACCAAAGATTTGAACGCCGTTGTTAACCTTTGCAATGGGATTATATTGTTGAACGGATGGAAGAAATCTTTAGGGGCCAATATTGAAACATTCGCTGCTTTTGGGTGTGGAAAAACCATAAGAGAATTGATGATTTTTAAAAATAAAAATATGAAAGATGGTTACGAATTAGTTTATAATGAAATTAATCCAGATCACTATTTACTTCCGTACAACATATTTTAAGATTTATGTTTTCGGGAATCCCAAATAACGGTGAAGTTTTTATTTGTGGGCCAAGAAATATGGCATTGATAACAAATAAAAGAACCGCAGGGAATCTAACTTTCCATCCAACGAAAGAAGCTTTAGTGGCTGGCAAGAAATCGGAAATAAAAGAAGCTGCGGCTTCTGGAGTATGCTTTTATCAAGTGGCTGAAAGTCTTTGTATAAGTGCTTCAACTTTACGTAAACACCTTTTAAAGCTGGATCAATCGTTGCTTTCAAATTTATTGGAAAATAGTCATAAAAAGAAAAGCGTAACTAGGGGTTGGCTTAAGCGCGATTTGGTGAATAAGTCTTTATCAAGAATAAGGGCTTTAGCAAGAAGTGGGGCTTTGTTGGGGGATGTTTGCGAAGAACTTTATATATCTAGGACAACTCTCAATAAATGGCTCGGTCTTCTTGAGCCCCAGTTGCTGAAACAATTTTTCGTTAACAGAAAGCTTCTATACAACCAACCTAAAAAGAACAGCATGGCCAATAGAGTCCGGTGTGTTTCCATACAAAAGGTAAGAAACTTAGTTTCCAGGGGATTTGGTTGCTCTGAAATAGCTAGAAAGTTGCAAGTTGAAGCAATCGCCCTAAGTGGATATATTAAAAGTATCAACAATAAGTTACATGTCACAATGATAAATAATGGTAGAATGAGAGGAGGAGATAAACGCAGGAAGATGGGAAAAGTTCCCATACGCAGAGCGTTAATTCTTTCTGCTAAAGGATATAGTCTACGGACCATAGCCAATATAACTGGTTATAGTTTTCCGTCTATAGTCAAGTATGTCAAAGTAAATTTAGGCGAAAAGGAATACAAACGCCGTCATCTTGATAGAGCTCCCTATGGAACCCCTTTCTACAATAACCGAGGCGATTTTTTACGAAGCGGTTATGAAGCTATTGTATCAGATTGGCTATTTAAGAGGGGCTTTGAATATGAAACCCAGAGTCTTCTTGTGTTGGGGAAAAGAAGGTATAGACCAGATTTCAAAGTTTTAACTTCAAAAGGAACAGTTTATCTCGAAGTTCTTGGCCTACTTGATAAGCCAGAATATCGTGTTAAACTTACTAGAAAGAGAACTGCATATACAAGGAACAAAGTAGTCTGTATCTATATACTAATTAATGATCTGTCAAATCTAGACGTTGTTCTTGGCCATTTGAGATCGAGAAGAAGTAGTTAATGGCTTATAACTTGAGTTTGGTGCTATCCCACACAACCGTAAAAGCTGGACAAGTTGCAATATCATCGCCCACTACTACCATTTTTCCGAATTTTTTTCGTGATTTTATTAATTTGGGATAGCAGAAATAAATAAGTTCGGAGCAACTAAATCTATTAGAATTATTAAAGTCAAAAATAAAATCGTATTCTTTTCCAACCACCGATTTGGCTAAGGCCAATGCTCTTTCAACATGCTCTTGTGGAGCCCTTAATATCAATAATTCGTCCGTTCTCATAAAATTAATTATATCCTCTACTAGAACTCCATCACTTATTGCGTGAATTACTTGTTTTTTGTCTCCTCCGTAGAACAGCCCGGCGTGAGTCCAATAACCAGGGATAAGATATGTATCTATATATTGTAACGATCTAGATAATAGAATATCACCGTCCTTGATTAATTTGATTACTTCTCTATAATGTTCTCCTTTTAATTTATACCCCGAAGCGTTAAAAACGAACCAGAATGGTTGTTTCCATCCAAAGAATTTTATATCGCCTATAAAGGTTATAAATTTAGACCACAGGTGGTATAGAAATGTTCTCAAATATCATCACTAATCCCTATCAATGTTTATACACAATTTTTTTAACCTTTTCTATTAGCATATAATTGAATCTTGCATATATTTCTGTCCAATCGTCGTCGCATAGGTTTTGTGGTAGATCACATTCGGTTTTAATCCATAAAAATTTTGGACATTGTTCTATAATTTTATCTTGTAAAACACTAATTTCTAACAAGGGATCAAAACAACGCATATCAAATGGCGACGATGTTTCCGAATTTATTTTAATATTCTCTATAAATGTTCTTTGTATTGAGGCATATGGAACAAGTTGCTTCCATTTAAACAATAAAAGTTTCACTAGTTGCTTGTTCATACTATTTTTTCATTGCGGAAATCACTTCTTGCGCACAGTCGCAAGCCAGATCGTCTACGGTATCTTGAAACTTTTTCATTATATCGTGTGAGTATCGTCGTCTTAAATAAAATTGTTTTCCGGCAACAACTTTGTCGGAGACAATTTTGACATTTAAAAAGTATCCTTCAAATTTAGTTTCGACGACCCACTCTTTTGGAAGAGATACCCAGAAATAATTTAAGAATGTACGAATCAATTCCGGATAAGATTTTTCATTTTCTATTTCTGTTCCCATATTTTGTTTATACACTATATTCCTACATGTTTCCATGCTGTTCCATATTTAATATGTTCAATAGTTCTTTTAGAAACAAAGAATATTCTACTTATTTCCATTAATGTTAATTTATTATCTTTAAGTAAATATTTTATTATTCTAACCTGTAACTCATTTAATTTTGAACGAGGATGTCTAGATCCCCTTGGTCTAAAAATTGTATTATGTTTGATTTTGTCTCTATTATTATTTTGATGAGTATCGAACCTTAAATTATTTACATCATTATTGTATATATTTCCATCGTTATGGCAAGATTCCATTCCCGGTGGACAAGGACCGATAAATGATTCCAAAACCAACCTATGAACCGAAAAGGATTTCATCTTTCCGTTTTTACACAAACCAATTCTTAAATATCCACTACCGTCTTTGCTTGGGCATAAAATTCTTCCAGTATTTTTATTACGAATTTCGCCCGCATTAGATATCTCGTACTTATTTTTAAAATTTATTATATCTCTCCACACTACCTTTTATCCCCATCCCCTTTTATTACTCCTCTTTTTAATCTATCCTGTAATTTTTTAATATTATAATCCATAACTTCTTCTATTGATACATTACATAACCTACATACTTCTTTTATAAGAGAAATTAAAGTATTTGCATTATTTGTTAATTCACCAATTAATGTTTTATTGCTAGACAAACAATATATGGCTATATCTGACACGCAGCAATTTATGGCCACAAGAACACTTAGTGTAGAATTTAATTTATTTTTATCAATGGACATCTCTGTATAATTATTTTGAAGATCAATCTTTAATTCAGAATATATTTGGAACAGATACCAACAAAGGTCGCCCAATTCACCAATTATTCCATCAATTCTATCTTGAGACATCGCACCATTGTTGTCACGCAAAACTTTTTTAAATTTCTCAGAAAGCTCACCCATTTCCCCAATTAACCCCATCAATGGATATTCAATAGACTCATTTAAACCAGGATAAGTTGCCGTCCTTCGAGATTCTTCCTGAAAAGTCTTAAAATCCACCAGTCACCCCCTTTTCCCGTGAGAATATCTTTTGTCTATTGGTCTTGTTATTGCTTCTTCTATAGATAAGCCAAGTTTATCTAATCTATGCCTTAATGTATTTATATGAATATCGTATTCCTTTGCTATATCTACTAGACACTGTTTTTTATTGTTTAAAAAATAATTTCTATTGCTTCTCATGTTTCTATTTATCTGAGCACTTGTTGCCCATCGCCAATTACTTGAGAAATACCCTACACTATTATTTATTCTATTTATTGATTTTCCTTTTGGTGGATCGCCAACATCTTTATAAAAATTTTCAAATCCTCTGGGATTTTTATTAGACCACCTATAACATACCTTAATCTTTCTTTTCCCATAATTTTTATAACCTTTATTATTTTTATTATTACATCTCTGATTCATGTCTCTCCATATATTATAAATCTTTGTTTGACTATGGCCATGTTTTAAATTTCCTTCTTTACACCCGCAACTTTTAGTATTACCATTTCTTAAATTACAGCAAAGAACTATCTTTTCTTTACCACAATCGCACCTACACAACCATTTGCTTTGTCCCATATATTTATCAACAGTCAGTTCCCCAAATTTCTGTCCAGTTAAATCAATAAATCTTCCATTATTGATTTTATGAGGATCATGAGAAATATTAAATCCTATCTTTCTATTACAGCAATTGGTAGTGTCAATCCACCATTTTTCTCTTATCAACAATTGATTTATGTCATAGACAGTTTCAATAATCTCAAATTTAAAATTTTTCTCGCCACATTCGTCCCAAGCATTTTGTAGTCGTTTATTTGGATGTTTATTGCGTTTTAATAAATTCACATGTGCTTTTAATCTTTTATTTATATTTATACTACTTCCTATATAAAATTTATTATTTATGAGACATATTATTTTATAAATATCATACGTATCAGTCGCGTTCATATTTTTATTTATCACAACTGATTGAATTAATATGTTCCACTTAATTATTCCTTTATATAAAGATTAATATCTCCCAAAAGTTCGTCGGCCAAACCAACATCTATTGCTTCTTGGGGGGAATATATTTTGTCGATTGTACACAACTTTTCAATTTGTTTAATTGTTATCTTGGGATTCTTTTCTTTCATTTTTCCCTTATATATTTGATACATTGTAAGTCTATTTTTTTCTGATTCTTTTGCCCATGCTTCAAAATTTCTTGTGTGTGTATTGACCGCTTCTGTTCCATCGTGAATGAGAAACAGACAGTTCGTGGCAATAACTCTTAGGTCTGCCGATTGCAAGATTACACTTCCCATAGAGCAACAATAGCCGACAGCTATTATTGTTACGTGACATCTACACGCAACTATTGTATCATAAATTGCCATTCCATGAGCCCATTCACCGCCTATATTATTCATTATTGCAATAATTGGTTTGTCTGAAACGGTATCTAAATAAGTAATGGCTTTAACAGCTTTTTCGGACATGGTGTAGTCCGTACCGGATTCATTGTCACTACAGTCGTCTTTGGTAGAACCAATATAGACTATTCTTTTGGGGGCAAATATTCCGTGATCGAAGTACCTGTCAATATCCTCTCTAGAAAATCTTGGCATTTTATTTCCCTTTAGATATTTTCATATTTAAATATTCCCATTTTTAAACTTATGTTGCAATAATGGCATTTATCATTACTTTTATTTGTTTGGCAAAATGGACAAAATAATTTTATTGGATTTAAATGGACATATGATGTCAATATTTTATAAACACAACTCTTACACAAAAAGATATCTTTTAAAATATCTATTCCGTCATTTGTTTCAGAGCCACATGTGGAACAATTTAACAACTTACTTTTCCTACAACTTCTAACAATTTGTCTACAACAAGATTATAGTGATTTGAGTATAATTCAAGATAATCCTCCGTCTTCCAGTCAAAATTTAAAATTTCGGTTGGCTCGGATAATATTAATGACTCGTATTCGGGAATTAATTCAATTAATTGTTTTTGAATTTGATTTTGAATTTTTATGGTTTGATAATCGAAAATGATCGCTTTATCCTCTAATTTAACTCTTCTCTTAAGCCCACCCTTTAATCGGGAAGCTTTTTCAATGGAGTTTTTAGCATTGATTTTAAGAAGTTTTTTCCATTGCTCTAGTAATTTTTCGATTAATTCATAAGTTGTTTTATCCATCTATAATTTCCTTTATTTTGTCCAAATAATATTGACTGACATCAATCCCTACACAATTTCTATTTAATTTTTTACAAACAATAGCCGTACCACCACTCCCTACAAATGGATCTAGTATTGTCTCATTTTCTTTCGAGTGACCCAATATGATTCTTTCTAAAAGAGCTTCCGGGTGTTGGCACGGATGGAAAGATCTTCGCTCTTTAAACGTGCCACACACACGCGAATAATCCCACATATTATTTGGAAGCTTCCCCAATGGATCTCCCCTCTTATCTTTATATTTTATTATACGATCTGATAAGACCTTTATTTTGTCTGGATAAATTAAATCGTTGTTCAACCAATAAATTGGTCTAATGGATGAGGAATAGCGTTTTTTATTGGCCTGACAAAACGAATAGTACCAAAAGATTCTTTGAACCAACTTTATTTTATTGTCGAGTATTATTTGTTCTAAATATGGCATCCATTTTTCCGCGATACTTACAAAAACTGCGCCGTCTGTTAAGGAACACGCTTTTAATACCCAGACATTTAATAATTTTATATAGTCTTTTGATTTTAAATTATCCTTATAGTTTTCATATTTCATTTTAGTATTATCGGGAGGATCTAAAAAAGCGAGATTAAATTTTCCATATTTACTTAAATCTATTTCTTCAAATTTTCCTTGCAATAAATCTATCAATTGCAATCTCCGTTAACAGTATATTTAAATCTTTTATTATTTGCTATTAGCCAAATCATAGTATATGAAACGTTAAACAATTTAGCTATTTCTTTAAATGTTAAATATCCATCTTCTATTAGTCTTTTTATTATTCTAACTTTCCATTTATTTAATTTTGCATTTATTCGTTCTGATCCTGCGTTGTTGGGAATATGAAAAGTTCCTCTTTCTATCGAATCCTTCATATTGTTTTTATGGGTGTCCCATCGTAAATTTTCAATTTTATAATCTGTATTAATACTATTTAAATGTCTACATTCCATACCAACGGGACACGGACCAACAAAATATTCTAAAACTAAATGATGAATTTTTAAAGTGTGGTACTTATTATTTTTGCGCAAACCGATATGTGGATATTCGCCACCAATTTGTATTTTTAGTATTTTATTAGAAATATTTCCGTGTCTATTAAATAATCTTTTAATTCTATATAAATTAGAAAATTGATATATTCCTTCAAATCCAATTATATCTTTCCATATTTCTATCATAATATAATTTTCCTTTTTTTAGATGGCGGTAATTTTGGAGGAGAATCCCCGTCTTTATTTTTCATTCTTTTTTCTAAGGCTTTTATTGGATTATACCATTCTGGATATTCAATGTGAGAAAAATTGTCAGAAATATGGTCATATGGAGTTCTTTTACAGTTCTGCCATTGCTTATAATCTTCGAATTCCGGAGGTAAAATTTCATTTATCAAAAGATGTTCAAAGTTTTTCTTGGCTTTTTCAACTATGGCTTGGTTTTTATAATTTCCAATAATTTTAGATCTTTCAATATAATGACCGTTGTTTCCAGTTATAGTTTTTGCCAATAAAGAATATGGATGAAGATATGGCAAAGTATTCTTGATTAAAATAAGTTCAAATTCTTGCATTATATATGTTTCCATCTTTTTTTGTTTTTGATACGAGATACATGCGCCGTACTAACATTATATTTTATTGATAATTCTTTATTTTTTAATTTTGATCCTCTTATTTCAATAATTTGTTTGTCGTTTAATTTTGACATACCGTGCTTCGACCCTGTGTTATCAATCCAGGCAGGATTGTTTATTGTTCCATGAAATTTTCTATCCTTTTGATTATTTCTGCGTGTGTCCCATCGTAAATTCCCAACAAAATTATTGGATGAATTTCCATTGTTATGACACCCCTCCATTCCCGGAGGGCATGGACCAACGAAAGCTTCTAAGACTAAACGATGAACCCTGTAATTTTTTACAACTCCATTTTTGTGTAAATTTACATATAAATAGCCACCTTTGTTTCTTCCCGGTTGCAAAATTTGTTCTTTTCTAGTACGTAAATAATTAAGACTTTTTACATTTCCGTAATTAGAGATCTTATACAAACCTTCGTAATTTATTATATCTCTCCAAATTTCTTCCATTAATAAAGTATCACTTTACTCACCACAACCTCAAACGTCTGTATATTATTATACGCAATTCTCAAATTTTTATGAAACAAAATTATAAAAACAAACTAATATATTATCGGAACTTGAGATTTTGGTGTATAATATTATATGATGAGATTGAAATGCAATTTGACTGTAAAGGAAACGCAATCAGCAACCGCTCAAGTTCTTGATGATTTAAAACAAAAAGAAAATGAAAATTTTAATATACAGGAAATTTTTAAGGACGAGGCATTAAAAAATGAAGACGAAGATATCACCAGCGTTGTTGAAACAAGCGGAACCAATAATTCACAAAATAGCCAAATCGAGAAAACAAAAACATAAATTTGCCTATTTCGATTCTGAAGACATATATCAGGAAATATATGTATTATGCCTTGATGCTTTATCTAGGTACAAACCAGAAAACGGTATTTTAGAACACTATCTCAATTCCCACGTCACAAATAGACTTAAAAATTTAAAAAGAGACAAATATTTTAGGGTAGTTTTAGATGATCCATCTCTTACTCAAAAAAGGATTAATATTGTAAATGCGGTTGGGATTGACAATGTAAAAATTTCAGAAAAAACAAAGTTTTTAGCTTCATCGTCCCCGGAAGCAGACCCGTTTCTTAGTCTTGAAGCAGAAGATACCAAAGAGCTTATTATTAATAATTTACCTCCGCATCTCGTTGAACATTTTAATAATCTTTTAATGGGAAAAAAAATTAAAAAAAATATCTTAGAAGAAATTAGAAACTATGTGTTTTTAATTTTAGAGGAAATTAATTAGTGTCAGAAGTTTTTCAAAAGTTATCCAACAATATACCCGCCACAGAATTGCTTACTAAACTTTGTAAAGAGGGTGTGCCAGACAAACAGATACAGGACGAGTTGCTTCATAAATTTAATTACAAATGGAATCTAGAAACGATTAGACGAACCAGAAGAAAGTTAGGAATTAATAAAAAAACTGGAAACGATGGTTTGGTAGTTTCACCAATAAAAGAAGTCCCCACACTTTCTGTCCCGCCTCCTGGTTTAAACAATACAGAACAGGCTACTTGGTTTAGGGAACAATTTAAAAAGGGTCATCTATATATTATTTTAAAAAATCAATTTACGCAAGATGAAATAGACATATATATGGAAGAATATGGGGATGTGTGCACCCAATTTTCTGATATTGTAACTAGCGAATTTTGGGGTATTGACGATTTGCTTAAGCATCGTATCTTGATAAATCGACAACTTATTTTGATGAAATCTTATCAAGAGGAAATATCAGAATTAACCATGTGGGCTGCGAACAATCCAATCAAAGATGACGAAGATAAAGATGTAAAACAAATGAGAATTCAACAGTATAGATTATTGGATCAGAAGAGGTCTGATTTTAGTAAAGTAAGTGAGAGATACGATAAACTAACCGCCGGAAGAGACAAGATTTACCAGAACTTGGCGGCGACGAGAAAAGATCGAATAGAGGAACTTCGTGGAGGAAAAGAGAGTTTCTTCAATTTAGTTGCAATATTACAGTCTTCGGAAGTTGAAAGGAACAAACAGGGCCGTTATGCCGCTCTTACAAAGATAGCATCTGAGGATATTAAAGAGAACTGGCGCGAGCCGCAGGAACTTCCCAACGGAGAGATCGACGCCCTAATTTTGGATGGCGAAGATGTTATACAGGAGGAATCGGTCGATGGGTAGACTCGTTTTGCCGGAATTCACAGTTCTTAGAGACAGTCGGGAAAAAGAGAATTTCGGATGGCAATTTAAACCTAGTAAACCTGAAAGACGACCCCCGCGTTGCGCAGGAACAGTTGTTGGTACTCTTAAAACTGGAGATTATTCCATCGCAGGAGAAATAGGAGAAAGTTTAGTCTGTATCGAACGAAAAGCTGATTTTTCAGAATTGTGGGTCAATTATAACAATAAACGCCTATTTGAAGAAGAATGCTCAAGGATGGCACCATATAAATATAAATATATACTAATAGAAGCACAACTAACGTCAGATATTCTTAGTCTCAGTCCTCCACAGATTTCAAAAGTGCCGGGCCACGTATTGGTTTCATGGTTAGTTTCTCTAGCCAATGAATTTGGAATAAATACTATGTGTGTTGGAAACTGTGGTAGACATTTTGCTCAATTGATTTTCGAGGATGTGATAAGGAGAGAAAAAAGTTTATGGGTAAGTTTATAGATTTAACGGGGCAAAAATTTGAAAGACTTTCTGTTGTTAAACTTATGTTTATTAAAAACAATAGAGCGTATTGGCAATGTAGGTGCGACTGCAACAAAGAAAAAATAGTTCGCGGATCTCATCTTATTAATGGGGCGATTAAAAGCTGTGGGTGTTTAGGTAGAAATAATAGTTTAAAACATGGACACACTAGAAACAAAAAACAATCAAGAACCTATCAAATATTTGCCGGTATATTAAGTAGATGCTATAATATAAACGAACCGGCATATAAAAACTATGGGAAAAGAGGAATAACCGTCTGTGATCGTTGGAATCCAAAAAGAGGTGGTTCGTTTGAGAATTTTCTTAAAGATATGGGGGAAATCCCCAAAGGATTAACTATCGACAGGATAAACAACAATAAATTAAAAGATGGATATTCTCCGGATAATTGTAAATTATCTACCATGAAAGAACAAGCCAGAAATAGAAGAAGTAATGTAAAATTTACACTTGACAATAAGGAAAAATGTGTCTCGGAATTAGCAGAAGAAAATGGAATAAAAGTTTCAACATTGCTTATGAGAATAAATAATTATGGATATTCGATAAAGGAAGCCTTAACAATCCCTATTAGAAAACACAAAAAATACAAAAAAAGAAAATAATATAATATGCAACCCAACAACCAAGAAATCGCCAACATAATCTCTGATAATGAGTACTCGTATTTATTTCCCTATAGAACTATAACGCCCATTGTGACAAACCATATTTTCTCGGATCTTAAGACTTCAGGAGAACGTCTAGACAAATACATAGTAATGAAGATGTTGTCACTGGATAATATCGCATGGACCTCAAAATATATTTTGAACATTGAATTATTCCCCTACCAAATCGCCATCCTCCAGATACTTTGGAAGACTCCACTGCCTTTACTTGTCGCTGCCCGTGGAGGCGCAAAGTCGTTTTGTCTGGCTACATACGCAATTTTAAGAGCACTTCTTGATCAGGGTTCTAAAGTAGTTATTATTGGCGCTGGTCTTCGACAAGCCAGAATTGTATTTAGTTATATAGAAGCTATTTGGAGCAACGCCCCTGTATTAAGAAGCATTGTTGGTGGAGGTAAAACTGCTGGTCCTCGTCAGAATGTTGATCTATGTTATTTTCGCGTTGGCCAATCTGTTATAACTGCGCTGCCGCTAGGGACTGGGGAAAAAATCAGGGGATTCCGGGCATCTACGATAATTGCCGACGAATATAGTTCCATTCCTGAAGAGATATTTAATACTGTAGTTCAAGGATTTGCTTCCACCAGTAAAACTCCTGTAGAAGCTGCAAAACAACTAGCTATAGAAAAAAGACTAAAAACGCTAGACATAAATAATGATATTAAAAATGAACTTGTTAATCAACAGAAAGATGGAAACCAGATTATTTGCGCCGGGACGGCCTATTACCAGTTCAATCATTTTGCACAAAAATTCGATATGTGGAAAAAAATTATAGAGAGTAAAGGGGATATAAATAAAACATCAGAAATATTCGGAGGATTTAATAATATTCCCAAAAATTTTAATTACAAGGATTATGCGATAATAAGGATTCCAAGCGCTGCTCTTCCAGATGGTCTTCTGGATATGAGAATGCTTGCGAATGCTAAAGCAACTCTTCCGAAGAACATTTATTTAATGGAATACGAGGCCGTCTTTGTTAAAGATTCGGACGGCTACTTTTGTCGGAGCTTGATCGAGTCCTGTACTACAACTCCGAATAAATCTATAATGACTTCTGATGGTGAAGTTACATTTACACCAATGATGAGGGGCATTAGGGGAAGAAAATATGTATTTGGGATAGACCCTGGAGCAGAAAGTGATAGGTTTGGAATTACTATTTTAGAAGCATGGCCAAATCACTATAGGGTTGTTTATTGTTGGGCGATAAATAAACCAGAATTTAATAAAAAGAAAAAGGGTGGTCTAATAGACGAAAAAATAGATTACTATGATTATTGTTGTTCAAAAATTAGAGAATTAATTAAATTATTTGAACCAATTAGAATTGAAATGGATAGTCAGGGATGTGGATATCCTATTTCTGAAATGTTAAGGTCAAAGAAAGGGCTTGACAAAGAAAAGGGGGAAGTTCCTGTTTATGAAATAATTGATGTGGATCATTTGAAACCGACAGATGGGGAAACTGATGGGCCGCATATTTTACATCTCGTTCAACCTACTTCGGAATTCAATGCTTATGCAAATGCGGCTCTTCACAAATCATTTGAGACAAAAAGATTATTGTTTCCGGCCTTTGATGTCACTATCATGCAATCTTCTTTAATTGCTGAAAAGGCTCTTAATATTACTAATGACACATACGAAGAAAATATTTATAATATTGAGGAATTAAAGAATGAAATTTGCACAATACAGCGAAGTGAAACCTCTACAGGGAAAGAACGATTTGATACTGCGTCTGTCGTTACGGGGTCTGTCATGGAGGGCAGGCAGAAGAAGGGTAGATTGAGAAAGGATCGTTATACGAGTTTGTTAATCGCCCACAGATTCGCTTATATGACAGACGTTGCTCCGGTTGTCCCTATAGATTATACAGATGTTCCTGGAAATTTCCAACTTGTGAGGAGAAACAATTCCAACGAGTCTCTCTATCATGGTCCTGGCTTTGGCTCTCAACAGGGAATATCTCAAATTGCCCACACAAACCAATCAAGAGCTATCAAGAGGGGTGAAAAAATATGAGAAAGATATTTGATCTAATCGGACAAATTTTTGGAAAGTTAACGGTTCTTAAAAGAAATGGACACCAGGGGAAAGAAACTCAATGGTTGTGTTTATGTGATTGTGGAAAAGAAACTAATGTTAAAACAAGTAATCTTAGAAGTGGGCATACAAAAAGTTGTGGATGTTTAAAAATTGAAAAAATTAAATTATATCATATTTCGCAAGGACACACCTGGACAAAAAAAGAAGATAAATTTTTAATAGATAATCATAAAATTTATGGTCCAATACAATGTGCTAGACTATTAAATAAAAGTAAAGATTCTGTTAAACATAGATGTAAAGGTCTTGGTTTGTGTCAATCGCGAGCATGGTCTAAACAAGATATTGATATTTTAAAAGAATTTTATCCAGAAAAAGGAAGTAATTGGTGCGCAAACAAATTAAAAAAATCTGTATATCGAATTAGAAGTAAGGTTAATCGCCTTGGTTTGCATACTAAATACAGAGATGGTAAACTACCTACGGAAATAATAAGTAGAATTAATGAAACAACCGCATTGGCTAATTGTTCAAAGCACGGCATATGTGAACACGAAACAAATAAAAAATGTAATAGTTTAAGATGTAGGTTGTGTAGAAGAATTTATTATACAAAAAGAAATAATCTTGAAGAAACAAAGACAAAAATGAGAATCTGGCAGAAAAAGAAATACGCTACCCCATTAGGCAAATATCAAATAAGATTAAGGGTTAGATTACACGCACTTTCTAATAATAATCTTAGTTTTTCAAAAGATTTACCATATAATTCAAAACAACTCTGTGATCACATAGAAAACATAAGGCAAAATCAGAACAACTGCTGTCCAATATGTTCTATATCCTATGAAATTAATCCTTTTGATATTGATCATATTGTACCCACCCATATTGCAAAAACGAGGGAAGAACTGTTAAAATTATTTGATTTAGAGAATCTATCATTACTTTGTTGGCATTGTAACAGAAATGTTAAAAGAGGTCGTTTAGACATTAAATATAATTATGGATTTTAATTTTTTGTGTATCAATAGGATAGTGATTGTATTGCAATTGGACCGGAGATAGTTAATGGACGAAGAAATAAAAGTCGAAAAAGAAAATTTATATACTTCTGATGGTAATTTAGCTAATTATAAATTGCCAGAGATATGTTCTATTAGCCATGGTGGAAGAAGCATAGGTAGCAACACAAGGGATATCAATTTAAAGGCAGGCTTTAATCGTTTTGATCGAGATTTTTACAGACCGGAAGAGAGAGTTCCTACTACACACCAAGAAATTATACAACTAACACAGGCGATTTACAAAAAAAATGGGCTGATTCGCAATTTGGTTGATTTAATGTCCGACTTCGCCTCCGAAGGATTAGACCTGCGCCATCCAATAAAAAGTCAAGAGAGATTTTATAAAGAATGGGCAAAAAAAGTTAATCTTGAATCTCGCGCCAACGATTTTATGAAATATTTAATGCGAGACGCAAACGTGATCATTCGAAGAAAAACAGCAATTATTAAAAGATCACTCGTCAAAGATATGAGCAAAGCAGATTATTATAATACTGAACCCGTTGATGAAAGAAAATTTAATGAACAACCAGAGGTAATAGGTCCAGATAATACAAAAATAAATAAAAGAGAAATCCCATGGAGTTATGTATTTTTATCTCCGACTATGATTGAAAAAATTGGTGGTGCTGTAGGAAGATATTTTGGTAACCAGTCTTTGGCAATGAGAATTTCTACAGAACTAGCTCAATCAATCAATAATCCTAAAACAAAATCTGAAAAAGAATTTATTAAATTACTCCCAATAGAAATTGTACAAGCCGTTAAAAAAGGAACCAAACTAATAGCTCTTGATCCAGATAAAATATATGTTGATTATTATAAAAAGGACGATTGGGAAGACTGGGGAACTCCGTTTTTAATGGGAATTATAGAAGAGGTTCTGTTAAAAGACAAAATGAAGCAGGCGGATATGGCGGCTTTAGATGGTGTTGTTAATGCCGTTAGATTGTGGAAACTCGGCAATTCAGATAAACAAATCTTTCCCACTCCTGCTGCCGTAAATAAATTAATAAATATTCTTCAACACAACGTTGGGGGAGGAGTTTTGGATCTTGTCTGGGATGATATGATTGATTTTAAAATAGATTATCCTCCCATAGATAAAATTCTCGGATCAGCAAAATACGAATCCGTTAACAAAGATATAATAAGGGGTTTAGGAATACCGGACGCTCTAATGGGTGGAGGGGAATCCTCTGGGGGAAATGCACAAACTGTTTTTGTCCAGTTAAAGACGTTGGTTGAAAGACTGGAATATGTTCGGATGAAATGCACAACTTGGATTCAAAATGAACTACAACTAGTTGCGGATGCTATGGGCTTCAGTAAGACACCAACGGTCGCGTTTCAGACTATGAATCTCAAGGACGAAGTAGCTGAAAAGCAACTGCTTATCCAATTGCTTGACAGAAATATTGTGTCGGCTGAAACCGTACAGAAGATTTTTGGGAAGGATTTTGAGATTGAATTAGAAAATATGAGATATGAAGATGGGATTAGAGAAAAAGATCCTGGATTGCTTGAGAAGGCAAATCCTTATTACAGACCCCAGAGCATAATTCAACTTCAGAAGGATATGCAAATTGAATTGGAAAAATCGAAAAATGGTGGAGGAGATAATTTGGGGGGTGATCAGCCGAAGACCGAGCAAGTAACTGGACCGGGAAGGCCCAAAAATATTCCAGACACGAAGACAAGAAAGGTCCGCACGCCAAAAGTCCTTGCGATTTATAAGGCTATGGCGGAAGGATTTATGGACAATCTGGATGAATTAATTGATCCAATATTTCTAGAGAAGAGCGAGACAAAGAACATCAGGTCGCTACCAAAGGATAAAAAGGATGAGCTTCAAAATATCAAATTCGTCGTTTTGTCCCAATTGGATGAAAAGAGTGTATTAAATAAAGATGAGGTTAATAAAATAATCGAGAACGCGGATAAAAATAAAATAAATGAATTTTTTAGTGTTTTCAAAGACTTGAAAAATGATTACACGAGTGTTAAAGGGGATGTATTGGCCTTTAAAGAAATCAGGTCTCTTGCCGCAAGCGTATGGGCTTCGATGAATTCTGAGGAATAAAATGTATTATATATTTGGGATTATTTTAGGATGTGCAATGGCGAATATATCTTACGGGCAAATCTTTAATCTTTGGAAGAAATTTAATAAATAAAGGAGAATACCTATGCCAGATAAGTTTTTTAATTCAATTAAAGAAGCTGCTGATAAGCACGCAGAAGCACTTTTCGGCGATCGGTCATACCCAGACGTAGCATTTCTTGTCGAGCACGGAGCAGAAAAGGACAAAAGTGGTAAGACGCTTTCTAAATATCGCCACTTGCCACACCACAATAAAAACGCGAAATCTGCGGACGAGAATTCCTCGGTTGACTTGCCGCACCTACGCGCCGCCCTCGCTCGTGCCAATCAAGTTAAACCCGTAGTAGAAGATAAGGCAGATTTCCAAAAACGTGCAATGGTTCATTTACAAAAGCACGCCAAAATTCTTCTCAAAAGTTACCAAAAATCCTCGGCAGAGTTTAAAGAGATCGAAACTATTTGTAAAGAATTTAATATTACATTGGACGAAGCTGATGCCGCTGGCGCTAACACAAAAGTTGTAAAAAATGGGCCAACAGAAAAACCATAGTACAAGCAGACGAGGTGAGTTTTTCTAAAAGGAACCGATTATGATGGAAATCCATATAAAAGATTTAGTTATACTATGGAAACAGTGGGTCCAGATAGTATGAAACAAACGATTCAATATATGATGGTTCCAAAAGATTATCCGGATTCTCATGGTGGATTAGTAAGTAAGGAAGTAAAAACTAAAGATAAGTTTTATAAAGAGGTGGAGGTTTTTATAAATGAACAGTAAACAAAAAATCATTTTATACGACAAGGGCGATACTGGAATCCAGGGTCTATCTTGGAATATTTATTCGAAAATACAATTTGGATGGAAATCTATTGGTGTGAAATCGTGGACTGAGGCCGAAATAGAATTGAAAAAACTTGGTTTAGATCTAATTGATGTTATTCAAATATGGAGCCATGGGGTTCCCGGCAACGTTTATATTGGGGAACAGACAATCCAGGATTCATTTATAGAGACGCTTAAACCACTTGTTAATAAAAATAGTCTTATTTGGTTTAGATCATGTGCAACGTTTTTTGGAACAAAGGGGCACAAATTTGCTAAAAACATATCACAACAATTAGGTTGTTGCATCGCAGGACATACGCGAATTATTGGTTTTCCGTGGCAAAGTGGATTATATTCTTGTGAACCAGATCGTAAACCATATTGGACCATCGAAACAGGGACTCCTAAAGAAAGTAGTCGTAACGATTTACACACCATTTTTGCGGGGTCAATGGGTTTCCCGGATAATTGGTAATTTTAATTAAATAAATGATTAAAAAATAAAGATAAATTTTAATTAAATCGTTGAAATGTCTTTATTCTTAAAGTTATTATTTATTTATTGTGTATCAATTAATGGATATTCTATGAAAATCTATGAAACCGAAAAAACCGATGGTCTAACTGATAAAATAAATCAGTCAGTTATTAATCTGTCTGCGTCATGCTCTATCTCAGATAAAAAATTAACCAAAATTGAATTTGATGAGTTTATTGCAACATTAAAAAGTAACGCTAATTTTGATTCACTTAAAGACTTGACCGGCCTGGACCAACCCGACTTAGCTTTGTTAGTTTCTGTTTTAGTGAGTACTGGATGGAATTTAAACGATGACGTTTTTCTATCAGAAGAATTAATAAACGCAAAAGATACGCCGATTCATAAGCCAATTGATTATCAACATGATCCAAAAATTATATTGGGACATATTATAAAAAGTCGTCTTGTTGATAAAACAGGAAAAGAAATTAATGTTCCTGTTGAAGCAAAAGATTTTGATATAGAAGTTGCTGGCGTTCTTTATAAATCAATGCCGGTAATAGATATTTTAATCAAAGATATAATGGAAAAAGCAAACTCTGGTCAAATGTTTGTTTCCATGGAATGCTTCTTTAATGATTTTTCTTATAGTTTTAAAGACTCTAACGGTGAATCAAGAATTGTTGCGAGAGATGAAAACACCGCATTTTTAACTAAATATTTGAGAGTGTATGGTGGTTCTGGAGAATATAAAGGATACAAGGTGGGCAGAGTTCTAAAAAATATTGTATTTGGTGGACAGGGTTTAGTAGAAAATCCCGCTAATCCAGATTCAGTTATAAGAATTGCTGCAAGTAAAACTGTGTCCGACAAGGACACCAAAATTGAATTGAAAGGGGGTGCCGAAATTATGGAGATCGAAGAGATGAAGAAAAAGCTAGACGAGGCTTTATCTACTGTTACTGCTAGGGATGCGCAGATTGCACATCTTTTAAAAGAAATGGAATCTTTTAAAGAGCAAAATAAAACAGAAGCAGAAAAAGCAATTATTGCTTTCGAAACAAAAGCAAAAGAACAAAATCAAATAAATATTGATCTGACTGCCAAACTTACTGTTGCTTTGGAAACTATTAAAACTTTAGAAACAGATAAAGCCACTATAACAAAAGAACTAGAAACTGTAAAAACAAAGGCCGTTGAATTTGGCAAAGAACTGTTAGAGATCAAGAAACGCGAAAAGGCGAATGAGAGGTTTTTAAAACTATCTCAACTAAAGGCTATTGAGGAAAAGGATAAGGAAGCTACGTTGAAAGAACTTGCTGAATTATCAGACGAAACCTTTGCCACTATTTGTAAATATGCCGGTGAGACAAAAACAGAGACAAAAAAAGTTGTAGAAGAGGTTGTTGCTTCGTTAAAAGATGTTGAAGTTGTTAAAGATGTTGATGCTCAGGGTGGAACAGAAAATATAGAAGATGATAACGCTGCGGTTGCTCTCGCAACTGCCAGATGTTTGCTTCGAGTTAAAGAAGAAGTTAAAGAAGGGGGTGAATAAGAATGGCTCTTAGACCAGATCGTGATTATGCTGAAGTAACTGATATTTCTCAATATTGGTCAACTGCTGCTGCACAGGCCACGCAAGAAGAAGGTGGAATTGCGTGCGTTGAAACCCAGGGTTCGGGTGTTGCATTAGACGATATTACAAACGTTGTTCGATATGCGGCAAGCGCTTCGGGCGCTGTACCAAAAGGTATCCTATTACATCCAGTTAATCCTGCGATGAGTGCTACAAGAGATTTCAAGAATTATGCTAATATGGAAGTTCGTCCAGGAGAAAAGGTTGCACTGTTAAGAAAAGGTTGGCTTGTTACCGATATGCTTAGTGGCACACCAGCTACGGGTGGAGTGGCTTATGTTGGTCCTAGCGGACTTATTAAGACTACACAAGACTCTGGCGCTGCTGTAATCGGTAGGTTTGAAACGACAGTTGATGCGGATGGATTCGCTAAAATTTACATTGATATTTAAGAAAAGGGGGTGAATACAGATGAAAGCAAAAGATAGAAAAATTCAAAAACCGACTGAAGCAATGGTCGAACTATTAAAGAGAACTGCATCTAACGATGAAAAAGAACGAACTGTTGCTATGCAGGCATTGGCTGCTGCTTTGCAGGTTCCTCTTCGTGAAGGTCTATTAAATGGTGATATTCTAGACAATATTTTTACTCCCGAACCGTTAGATCCGGGTGCCACAGCGGAATATCCTCTAGATTTGTATCAGCAACACAACGATGGTCAATATGTTGCATATACTATTTCGAGCGAAGGCGCTATTCCTACAAGAACCGTTGTTAGCGATAGTATAACAGTACAAACCTATAAGATGGGTAATTCTATAGATTGGTTGCTGGATTATGCTAGGGCTGCACGATGGAATGTAGTTTCACGAGCGATGGAAGTTCTACAAAATGGATTTATTCGTAAAATGAATACGGATGGTTGGCGAGCACTTATTTCTGCCGCCGCTGGACGAACTGATTATCAGGGTGGAGCACCTATGGTGTTCGATAGTGGTGCCACGGCTGGTCAATTCACAAAGCGTCTAGTTAGTTTGATGAAAACCACAATGGCTCGTCTTGCTGGTGGAAATAGTACAACTCCAAATCGTGGACGACTAACCGATCTATATGTTAGTGAGGAAGCCCTCGAAGATATTAGAGAATGGGATCTTGACGACATTGACGACGTTACTCGCCGAGAAATTTTCTTGGCCAACGACGACAGCGGCCCATTGGCAAAAATTTATGGAGTAAATCTTCATCCCCTCTTCGAACTAGGAGTTGGGCAAGAGTTCCAGAATTTCGCTGATAGCATTGGCGTTACCATGGGTACAAGCGACGAAGAAATTGTTGTAGGTCTCGACCTCAGCAAATCAGATTCTTTCGTTATGCCAGTAAAAGAACCAATTACTGTGTTTGACGATCCATTCCTGCATCGTAGAGGAAAAGCCGGTGTCTATGCTTGGCAAAATATCGGATTCGCAGTGCTTGATCCGAGACGCGTAATTCTTGGAAGTTTGTAAGTAGCACTTTAAAATAAGGGTATAAAAGCCCTTTTAAAAATCAGAAATGGGGATTTCGGTCCCCATTTCTTTTTTTTGTAAATTTTTTTTCATTATAATCAAAATTTTTATGTCGATGTGTGTATAGTATAATATGAAGTCAATCGAAATAGATGAAAATCTTTTAACGAAACTCTACACAGAAGATGATTTGTCCGGAAGAGATTGTGCAAGGATTTTAAAGGTAAGCGAATCTTGCGTTAGTAGAAGATTAAAGAGACTAGGCATAAACGTTAAACCTATTATTGAGCGCAAAAATATTCCAGAAGAAGAGGTCGTCGAATTATACTGGAAACAGGGCTTAACTCTAAAACAAACAGCAGCAAAATTAGGTAGAAGTATTGGTTTAATAAATAGAATTTTAAAAGATTCTAAAGAGGGCACAAGAAGTTGTTCTATCTCCCAAGAAAAATCTCATAAAACAGATTTAATTAATGACAATATATTAATCAATTTATATGTTGATCAACAAAAATCTTTAGTAGAAATAGGTGAAAAATTTAACACGACAGGCAATACTATAAAAAGAAAATTAAAAAAATTAAATATTCAAATAAGAAAACCTTGGGAACAAAATAAATGCAAAGATGTGCCCATAGAGAAAATTATAGATTTATATTGGAATAAAAAATTAGATGTTCTTGCAATTGCAAAAATTATTAATAAAAGTGAAACTCTTGTTAAAAATAGATTAATGGAATCTGGAAAAGGAACAAGATCGTTATCAGAAACCGCAAGAATAACAAAGGGAACTAACCATATAAAAGACGAAGAATTAATTAATATGTATAACGAACAGAAAATGTCTTGCGAAGAAATTGCTAGATATTTTAATATTACCAAAGATTGCATAAAATATAGATTATTATTGCATAATCAAGAATTTAGGGAAAATGTAGGAGAAAATCATCCAGGTTGGAAGGGCGGAATTACTGAAATAGCAGATATGGTTAGACATGGCTCTAATTATATTAATTGGAGAACAAATTTATTTGAGAAAAATGATTATAAAAGCCAAATATCTAAAATGGGTGGACATTTGCATTGTCATCATATTATTCCGTTTTCCGTAATATTGAAAACAGTTGAAACTAAGCATAAACCATTAAATGGACATATTCAAAAATTGGCTATATATCACGACGAAAGATTTTATGATGAAAACAATGGTTTAATAATTTTAGAATCTGAACATAAAGAAATAGAAAAATTTGATTTAAATGGACATCCATGGTGGAGAGTATGGAAAGCTTTTCCCGAATATGCTTTAAATAATTCTAGCATGACAGAAAATGATATGTTATTATTTAATTCTGATGGTAAAATGGATGCGTCGAGATCTGTATTGTATAAAGGTCAAAGGAATGATATTAGAAATACAATTAGATATGAGCATTATCTTGGAACAATCCCAAATGCTTCGACGATACTAATTGCAAAAACTGGAAATATTATTACTGGAATTGCCACTTTCGGAAGAGGCGCAAATAAAAATCTTGACAAGAATATATTAGAATTAACTAGATTATGCATCCCGTTCTACGTGATAAGACCATATGGATCTACATTTATAAATCTTTGTATAAATTATATAAGAAATAATATGAAAGATATTGAAACATTAGTTTCTTATGCAGACACATCGGTAGGTCATAATGGCGGAATTTATAGAATGTCTGGATGGCAAAAGGCTGGTAAAACATCAAATAGTTATTCCTATTTTGATCCGTCCGATAATCAATTAAAACACAAATCATGTTGTCGCAGAATAAAAAATGTTGACAAATCAGAAAAACAACTCTCTGAAGAAAACGGCCTAATTAAAATCCCACTTCCTCCAAAATATCGCTATATTTATCCCCTATATTAAAAAAAACCAAATCCCATAAATTAATTAAATCCCCACACGTTGTTGTCCCGCCCATTTGTGATCTCTAATTGTGTATAAAAGGTTGAAAGATCTTTTTATGTACGATGAAATTATTATAGATTTATATTTAAACAAAAGACTAAGTTGCGCCGATATTGCTCTACAAGATGGAAGAAGTGAAAGTACAATTTATAAAATTCTATTAAAAAATAAAGTAAAACTTAGAAATAGGTCCGAAGCCAATCAAATATTCAATGATGCAATACTCAAATTCATGTATAATCTGGGCCTGTCTCTGTCTCAAATGTCGGAGATATTGGGCGTAGATTCAACAACAATATCGAAAAGATTCACCCTGATTGACTTCCCCACGAGAATTCCTTGTCAGGCTAAGGGTGTTAGATACACAAAAGAGGAATTTAAAAGATTTTTTATGAATGATAAATTTAAAAAACTTATAAGAGAAAGAGATTAAAATATGGCAACATATTATGTTAGTACATCCGGATCGAACGCTGCCGCTGGTACATCAGAAGGAGCAGCGTGGCTAACTATAGATAAGGGAATGAATACCGTAGCCGCAGGGGACAAGGTGTGGGTCAAGGCCGACGGGAATTATGCTGAACTGGCAACGATTGACACCGTGGGTACGACAACCGCCCCGATCGTATTCGAGGGGTACACTACAACTACGGGAGATGGAGGTCGAGCAACCATTACGGGAAGCTCTACACGGGCAAACTGCGTGGCGGACAGTATTGCAGCCAACACGAATATCTATTATGTATTTAAGAATTTCCGTTTTACAGCGGCAACCGGAATCGGATTTTCCACCGACTGTAATGTTCTCGTGTTTAAGAATTGCAAGTTTGATAATAATGGATCACATGGACTTTCGTGCCGGTTGGTCAGTGGAGAATTATGTGAATTTTCCTCTAACGGTGGTAGTGGAGTTCTAGGTAATAGTGGGAGTCAGGGGGGGTCTTTGTTTATTGGGTGTAAATTTTATTCCAATGGCGCGACAGGATTATCTGCGGGTAGTTTTAGTTCTGTTTTATTTGGATGTATATTTTTTAGTAATGCTACAGATAATCTATGGGCATTTGGAGGAACGAATTCTGTATGTGCGGTAATTAACTGTGTTTTTGATGGAGATAGTAAAGATTCGGATATAGGTATTTCGATGCAAGCAAATGCCTGGGTTGGGGCTATTATCAATTCCATATTTTATGACTGTGCTACGGGAATATCAAGTGATGTAAACGTCGGGGAACAGTTGATTTCTCGGAACAACCTCGTCAATGCCAACACAACGGCCTACGTCAATGCAGCGACTTTCACGGGGGAAGTAACTTCTGCCCCCCAATTTACAAACGAAGTCGGCGGAGCAGATTATACCCCTGCTGCCGGAAGTCCTTTAATTAATGCTGGATTTGATGGAGGTAGTTAGAATTTTTTATTAAAAGGAGAA